CACAAAACTAGGAAACACAATAATAGATCCTTTTGGTAATATCTCTTTACATTGTATTCTATGCTTTGATTCATCTCGCATATGTGGATCATAGTTTCTAAAATCAAATTCTAATTCACCACCTTTATATTCTGAACCATCTGTTAATTGACAAGTCATAGATAGTTTTCGAATTCTGCCGTGCTCTGGATTGTTAGGGTCTTTTCTGTCATAAGGTTTATCCCAACTATCACAATGCCAATCATAATATTGATTGTGTTTATATTTTGTAAACTGACACGATTCACTTCTTTCCCAATCAAAATTCCAACCTGCCATTTGATTTGCTTTATGAACATATGGATGTAATTCTTTGTATATCCAAGTATCATTAAGCCAAACTAAATCAGAGTTTCTTTTTCTTTTTAAATCTTTTACCTCTTCTTTTTTTAATTTTCTATCACCATAGCCGCCTGTTCTAGCCATAACTTCTTCTTGTGAATTTGCATAAGCTATTACATCATCACAAAACTTTGGTGTGAGTGCACCACTAAAATACCAATAGTAATTAGATATATTCATAAGTTATTGTTTGTACAAAGTTTAATGAATCTTTTTGATTGTTAGTTATGTAATACATATTAGTTGATGGAAACATTATAAATTGATTATTAGTTAATGGTATGTCCCAACTTCTACCTTTACGTCTGTTATCTTCAAAGTGTATTCTAACCATACAATCTTTAACTTTTACACCATAGAGTAATGTAAAGTCTGGAGAGTTTCGTAAATCTACTGGATCTATATTTAATAAAGGAATTGTAGTCTCGCCGGGTTTATAAATATTGCCCCACGTTTCTTTATTAATTAAATTAACACCATATTCAAGACCAACGTGATCTCTCATATAAGTGTTTAACATATCCCAAGTTCTTGAAAATGGAAATTCTTTGTTTTGAATTTGTGATTGTAAGATGTCGCCTGATAATTTATCTCGGTCAATGTCCCAATCTTTAGGCATTGCCACATCACCATAATATAATGCTTGTTCTGTTAATACTTTCTTTTGCATACCAATTTTAAAATAATATTTTTCATTAAAGTTGTCAAGTGTGAATTTGATCGTGCCATTGCTTAATACTAGTTTGATGCCATTGAGCAAATTCATAAGTAGAGGAAAATGTTTTGTGATATTCTAAATTTGACATATTTTTTACTTGATTTAATTCTTGATCTAAATTTGTGGTTTTAGTGTTATCCCATAATGTTTTTGCGTGTTTCCAAAATTTAGTTTTATATAAAGAGTAATTAGAGTAATGATAAAGAATAAAATTTTGAATTTTATTTATATATTCTTTTATTGAATCTTCTGTTTGTTCTTGTGACCAATTTTCAAACATATAACTATAATGACATTTTGCAGTCCATAAATAAGTTGCCATAGCTGTTGCTTCTAAAGGTTCAAGAAAAAACAATCTATTACCATTTAATAAAACTCTGTTATCTATTATTGGGTTTTTAGCTACATATTGTTTAAAAGGAAAAATGTGATTTATTTTATCTACTTTAAATAACTTTTTAAAATTATTTTTAACTTGTTTTAGAGATGAAATTTTATCATTATATAAATATCCTACAGATGTTTTAGTTGGTAAAGGTATATAAAAACACCAACCATCTTTAGTTGCAATACATCTTGTCCATTTTACATCATTTTCTTTTTTAGGTAATTCTGCTAAAAGTGCGCAGTTTAAAGGATTTATTAAAGTATTATATTCTTTTAGTGATTTAGGTGTGCCCCTACAATCTATAATATAATCAGCATCTAAAGAGTTATAGTTTTTTATGTTTTCATCTTTTTCTGTAAAATTTATTTTTAAATTATTACAAACATAATCTTGAAATTCTTTTGGATTAAAATGTAAACCATATTTTCCTAAAGGAAAAGCGTGAAGCATTGTTTTATTTTTTTTACTCCAATTTTCATACATAATTCCTGTTTTAAAAGTAAAAGGAAAACTTTTATAAAAACTTGATTTAAAACAATGAAATAGTGAAACAGGAAAATCTAATGTAGTACCCTGACCAGTAGGAACTGGTTTTATTTTAGAATCATATACAAGTTCTATTTCTACTTTTTTATCAGTAAAATGTCTAAAATGAGCAAAATGAATAGCAGATAAACAACCTGCATTTCCCCTACCTAGTATGATTATTTTCACCCACCACCTTTTATTTATTAAGCTTCTTTGTTAACTAAATCCCAAGACTGACCTGATTCATTCCAATCATAAACCCATTGATGAGTGCCAGCTTCATTTTGTGAAGTTTGTTCAGTTGTTAATGCTGGAGCATCACCGATTGGTGATTTCCAAGAAGCTGATGCATTATGTTTTACCCAAGATGCATATGGTTTTTTAGGCCAGAAAATATTATCATCTTCGTCCCAAGTATAACCTATACCTGCATAGTTTCCTCTAAATGCTTTTGAATCATCACCAGATGAATGTGTATTACCTGATGTATTGTAAGATGTTTGAATCCACATTTGTGCAGGCCAATTATTATGTGTTTCTAAATATTGTTGACCTACTGATTCATCTTCAACGCCATCAGCGTTTAACATATCACCATTATTTAAAGTTAATACTTGAATAACTTTTCCGTTAGCTCCTAATTTTGCAAAATGTGCCATAATGTTTCTCCTTATATATTAATTTTAATTATCATTCAACTATTGAAATCTATATCTTATTATTACTACTCCAGAACCGCCAGCTGCACCAGTACCTTCAGCAGCACTAGTTCCTACTCCTCCACCGCCACCACCACCAGTATTAGCTGTTCCTGCAATAGCAAGAGTATTATCAGAATCAGGTCCAAAAGCACCTCTTCCACCACCACCTGGTCCTGGATTTCCCGCGAATGAATTTGGATTACCTGGTCCATAGCCTGAACCTCCACCGCCTCCTCCTCTTGTTGTAGGTGTTCCATTTATAGATGATGTAGCTCCGTTACCACCGCCTCCAGCTCCATATGGAGCTGCCGCAATAATTCCAGCAGATGTAGCTCCACCGCCACCACCTGTACCTGAACTATTTGGTCCAGGAAAATTAGTTCCTGCTCCACCAGCATTGCCTTGTGCAGGAGTAACAGGAGGTGTATTTCCTGCTCCACCAGAACCTGTGGCTCCACCATTTTCTGCACCACCTCCACCAGATCCTCCTGCAATACCTGTTAAAGCAGGTGTAGGAGTACCACCGCCACCACCACCTCCTCCAGCAGATGTTATTGTTGAAAAAGTTGATGGAGATCCAGTATTACCTTGGCCCGAGCTAGGTTTTGTAGCCCCTCCAGCACCTACTGTTATTGGAAAAGCTGTTGCTGTAACTGTAATTCTATTTCCTGGTGTTGAATATCCACATAAAGGACTTGCTGTATAAGGAGTAATAGGAGATTTAGTTTCTCTATAACCACCAGCTCCACCACCAGCACCAAGTCCAGATCCACGACCTCCACCGCCACCACCTGCTATTACCATATATGAAACTTCATTATTAGCAGCATTTGTTGCTAGAGAAGAAACTGTAAAAGTTCCAGGCCCTGTAAAAGTATGAATTTTATCGTTTCCACAACAAGTAATCGTTCCACCTGTTGCTGCTATAAAATTTTCTCCAAAAGCATTAGAACTATTACCTGTATCTGTTGTAATCCAACCTTTTGTAGAATCAACAAAAACTAATGTAATTGAAACTCCTTCTTGATTTATTACAAAATCATCAGTCGATCCTTCTATTTTATCTGAACCATTTTGTTTTAATATAATATTATTTGTGTCTGCTGTGTTTGCATAATCTGCTACTGCAACAACTGCTCCTGCAGTTCCTGCTGGTAGTGTTACATCTATTTCACCACTTGTTGTATTTACAAAATACCCTTCACCAGCAACTGCTGTAAAGTCTCCTGTTTTAACTGTTGTTACCCAAGAAGCTGAACCTGTTGCACCAAAGTTTGTTGCCGTTCCTTGGTTGTTAATTGTTGCGCCGGCAGGAATTGTAAATGTATCTCCACTATCTCCTAACTGGACTGTACCACACGCTGCTCTTGGACTAATTTTATTTACTTTTATTTCACTCATAATTTACCTATTGAAATCTATACCTTATTATTACTACTCCTGAACCACCTGAACCATTAGTACCATTCCATACTCCACCACCGCCACCACCTTTATTTACTACACCACATTGAGTTCCTGGTGATGATTGTCCTCCTGAAATACCTGCTCCACCTGTTCCGCAAGGCGATCTTGCAACAGATGGTGCTGGAGGTGCTGCTCCGCTTCCTCCACCAGCATAAGCTACTGGACTTCCTGTAATATGTGTTGTTGCTCCTGTACCACCTAATCTTGGTCCTGGCCAAGCTCCACCGGTAGTAGTTGCACCACCACCGCCTCCAGCTCCACCATTTGGTCCATTAGAAGCCCCACCTGGTTGTCCTTGAGGAGGAGATACAGGAGGACTGTTACCAGCTCCACCTGCTGCACATCTATTTGCTCCACCTGAACCGCCTGCTCCACCAACGTGTGATGTAGCTCCAGCTCCACCACCTGCTGAAGTAATCGTAGTTGTACCTGCAAAAGTTGAATTTGATCCACATCTAGTTCCTGCACCTGGTCCTGGTGTATAAGCTGCACCACCTCCGACAGTTACTGGATAAGATGCTACTGCAACTGGAAGTCCATTATTTGAACCTGAAGTACAAACTAATGGACTTGATGTATAAGAACATTGAGGAGTTTTACCTTCTCTAAATCCTCCTGCGCCTGCTCCACCATCTTGAGCTGCACCACCTCCGGCTACTACTAAATAAGAAATTTGATTTGATCCTGAAGGACTTCCTGCATCTGTTACTTGAAAAGTACCTGGTCCTGTAAATGTATGAACTTTAAAATTTGTACAAACTGTAGTTATAGTTCCACCTGTTGCTGCTACAAAACTTGGCTTTGGTAAATCAGCTTCAGTAGCAGCTTCAACAGCTTGCCATCCTTTTGTTGCATCACCATATACTAATGTTAATGCTTGGCCTTCTGTTGAAATTATTGCATCTGCTGCATCACCACTTAAAAGCTGACCATTTCTATTTATTGTTAAATTATTTGTATCAAAAGTATTAGCATAATCTTTAAATGCCACAATATCTCCAACAGATGGAGAACTAGGTAGTGTCATTGTTATTGCACCACTAGTTGTATTTATAAAATAACCTTCACCTGATGCTGCTGTAAAATCTCCTGTTTTAATTGTAGTTTGCCAATTAACAGAACCTTCTCTACCAAAACCTGATTGACTAGCACCTGATGCTAAAGAAATTGTATCACCACTAGCACCAATAGTAATTGTATTACTATTCTCGTTAATGATGTTTTGACCGCATTGGTTTTGTATGTTGTTTACTTTAATTGT